TTAGAACCAGTAATCTGACCAGCAGTAGGCAAACCCATGTAGTCCTGTAAAGAACCTACTGCATAACCGCCTTCCGGACTTGTACATTCAGGCACGGTGTAATCAATCGAGCTATCTGGGTCAGGCCAGCGCTCTCCCATAAACTTCTGCCAATTCTCCCAAACCAATCGGTTTGGAACAAAAAAGAAAAAACTATCAAGATGCATGTTATCCATGACTGGAAACAATGGCGTAGCCAACCGAGCAAATGCCGTCATCGACAAATTAATCGTATCGCCTGGAAGCACCTCATCAACAAACACAGGAATAAGATAGCCAGAATCAAAAGTAGTCTTATATGAACTCTGCCTATCAAACTTAGACCGCGGAATATCTGCCCGCGGAATCATCGAAAACTGATGTACGTCTACCGACTTATTACGATGCATATCGAAGCTCCAAATGTTGCGCCCCACCAAACTTTCGTTTGATAGGGCGCTCGTATAACTACTCTCTATCCTTCAGCTGCTTACCTAGCGCAAGCTGCTTAGGGGTCTCATGCAACTCAAACTTACCCGTAGCATCATCAAATGATCCTAACTCAAAAAGATCAAAATCATCTGGGTGCTGATAGACCTGATTATCTTCAGCCCGACGGTTCACTTCATCCTGAAATGACCGAATAGCTACACCTACCGCTGGTAGGAAAAACGGACGACCGTATGCCTCTGCGGCCCGGTCACGAATAGAACAAACAATCATCTTCATACATTCCTCACGTCAAAGTACGTTTAAGAGACTGAAGCCTGGCTTTCGCCACCTTCTCCTTCACTGCCAATCGCTCGTCAGAATTATCCTCAAAACGCTCACGAGCCCTACACTCCCGTTGGAATTCTATCACTTCGAAATCCTCCGGGTGGTCGACCTTAAACTTCTTATCATAAAAACGAGGAGGTCGAACCTTCTTACCGTTTACCACAACAAAATCATCTGGGTAAACATCATCCTTCCACTGCGTGTACCAATCATAACCTATACCTGGCTTAAGGCTCATCTTCGTAAACTCTGGCCTACGCACAGTAATCTCACCAGTCTCATCGTTCACACGCTCATAGTGCTCATCCTGATTCTTACCGTTGACCTTCTTCATGATATACCGAGCAACGTAAGCTGCAGATTGAAAATTCACATCACCAATCGAGCTGTAACCATAAGGCCAAAGAGACTCAAGCTTAGAAGACCTATAAAGATTAGAACCACTGCCAGTGCGCTTAAAAAAAACCTTATCACTAAAATCATAATTAAACAAACAAGCATGAAAATGAGGTCGACCGAGCTGCTCTCCATATTCTCCTGCCATATAGAACCTTACACGACCACCGACGGCCTTACGCAACCGCTTCATAAATTTCTGAAAATGATCGTAATGCAAAGAGCCATCCTCCGGTAAATTCTCATCGTTGTACGTCAACGTAATAAAACAATTCTGCTCGTACAAACTCGCTTCATGCATGCACCTAACCGCCCACTGGCGAGAGCGCTCCAGCCTACATCCTACGCACTGCCCACATGGCAGCGTGAGGGAACGTACGATGTCATGCCGGGCGCTCTCATAAAACACAACCTCACCAGCTGCAGTCTTGTAAGCCTGTAGCGGATGGTAACACGGCACTACATCCTCCAACCACCGCGCATAGGACTAGACCTCAGGTTGGGGGCTTTAGTGCGCTTCACGCCCCGCTTAAACTGCTTAGCTGACCGATACTTGTTCACTCGCGTACGTCTCATAATCAATCCTCTCTCTGGTTGGTGTCACCTAGCACAGTTACATCAAGTAAGGCACTGTGCACGGACCCCTACTCGGGGTCCTTAGGTGACTCTGCGGCCACTTCCGTGGCCTTCTCTATGATCAAGCCCAGCTTGATCATCTCTTCCCTGTTCGACTCATCCGAACAGAAATCTACAAACGCCGCAGGGTCGTTAGCAAACCTGTTGCGCAGCACAGCTGGCAACGCCTGGAACGACTCCTGAGCGGCTATAACGGCGTTAAGCGCCGTCTGATAATCTCTAACACCGCTAAAATCCCCATACTGGGGTTGAAGCGGTGAAACGGGCAACTGGCCCGTAACATTAAATCGCTTAAGGATAGTGTTGATATCACACTCTTCCTTAAACGCCTGTTTAGTACGGCTGCCATCCGTACAATAAAGCGCCGATTCCTCGGACGCCAAATTTGTATCATAATTATATGGATTGCGAATAAACACTATTTTCTCCCTAGAAAAAATTTCAGCACATCAACAATAGGCTTAGCAGCTTCCGCAGTTTTACCAATCTCATCCAACTGCTTCATCGCACTAACAGAGCCTTTCAACAACTCCGTTTCCTCAACTGTCTTAGCAGCAATCGCACGCAACATTGCCTGTTGCTCAATTTGCGTATACCCCTGCTGCTTAAACAAACCTACTTGCGCCATTAACATATAAGTCGCAGCTCGCAAACGCTCGCCTTCAACGGGAATATTCTTAATCTCTTCCCGTATCTTGTCAGTTGCAGCTTCAACCTGTTTCATCTGCACTTCTGACAAATTCTCAGCAGTCTGAGCCTGCTGAGCTGCAGCTCCAGAACTCTGAACTGCTGAAAACGCACTGGACGCTGACGCGCCAACATTCTCAAACTGAGGCATTGCACCAGCTGGTGTAGAAGCTCCGCCAAGCCTCGAAACCAACATAGGATTAATACCAGCGGCTTTCAAATCGGCGACCTGCCGTTGGTACGCCGTATCTGACATCTTCCGCTGAAATGACATCTGATCGCGAGCTGCTGCCGCGCTCGCTTTGTTGCGCGCAATACCGCCGAGAAGATTTATCCCGGCGGCAATCGCTTGCGGCGTCTGTAAGATTGCCGGCAACATCAGAAATGGTCAATCAAGCCAGGCACCGAATACAACGGCATCGGTCGTGCCTGCTTAACATCAAAAAATGCATCAAACAAAAACTGTTGTCCGTTGGCCTCTTCACCAACGGCAACAATCCGATCAACTGGCGGCTGATCCTGTATAAACTGATCATTAAGTGTCGGCAGAGTCCCAAAATTTTGGGCCAAATGCCAAGCATCAAGAGTACCCGCTGCCGTACTTCTAAACAGGCCAGTAATCTGGCTGGGCTTATAACGATACTCAGCCCACCGCTCCTGATAACCAAACACATCATCGTCTTGCGACGTACCAGTCGCGTAAATTTCCTTATTAAGCACAGCTTGTTCACCAAGCGTTGCAAAAGCAGGAAAATAAAAATCATAACGCGTAGAACGCGACCACATGCGTTGCAGACCCTGCTGATACGTCAGATCTGCACGCACGGCTACCATTCCAATTATGAGACCGTGCTCTGTACTAGAGTACGTAAAACCATGACCATAAGCCAAAGCCGTTCCAAAAGCGGCAAGATTGCCTTGCGGAGTAGTATTCTCAGCAAGCCCTGTGGCGCTAGTCTGGGTAACGGGATTAATAGATACGGGAGTAGAGCCACCACCAAGATACTCAGGACGCTGAAGACGAGCGTCAGGGCTAACAACTCCAAAGTGCGAACGAACAATTTCAGTATAACGCGTACCACCTCTGGCATCCCTTTCCAAAAGTTTCTGAATCTGAAACGACTGTCGCAGCTGGTTAATCGTCGCCGCAGTAGCTTGCGACAAATCCGTATATAACGTAGCCGAAACACTGTTAGGAAAAACACCATCATAAGTACCATCATTAGTAGATGAATACCCATGAACGGCAGCGCCGCCAGCACCTGTCGCTGGCGCATACCAATTACCATCAATAGTGCCATTAGCAGAATTAATAAAAACTGGGGCTGTACCGCCTAAAGGCAAAGTAACAGCATCACCCTTCTGAGGCCAGGGCAAACACGCCGTAAAATAATCATGACGCTTCCCGCGTCTCAACAACACATAGTCCGCAGGATCATCCGGGCCATCTCCGAGATCTACCGGCACCGAGTCCTGCAAGTTCTCATCACGAAACCATTCATTCCAAATCAAACTGTATGCTCTTGGCCAAAAATTACAATGCGTCACCGTATTAGAACCAGTAATCTGACCAGCAGTAGGCAAACCCATGTAGTCCTGTAAAGAACCTACTGCATAACCGCCTT